TCTATTAAAATTTCCATAATACAAATAAAGGTTGTTAACGATTAAAGAAAATACTATAACCATTAACAACCTTTACACAATCAAATTGTTTAACTTATTCTCCACCGCCTCCACCGCCTTCTCCTTCAGAAGCATAAAGATTGCGAGAAGGATCAGATAAATGTTGACAAACGGTTTCAAAAGTTTCAATAGCTGCACTACCGGTAGGGAAAGCAACTTGAATAATTTGATGAACAACTTCATCACGAGTCTTCATATCTCGAGGTTCGGCACAACGAATAGTAAAAATCGTATAACCGGCATCTTGAGAAGGATCTCCAGCAAGAGGGTCAAGAGGATATTTAGGATATAAAGCCTTCAAATCATCTTGATAAGTGTATTCAAAACCAGCATCAGCAGCTGCTTTATTAGCTAAGTCAATAATGTATTTAACATCGCCATACGGAGGCATGACATTAACGACATTTTCAACTTCCGTATCAATAAGTTCGTCAGCAAGAACAATCTTGTAATCGACATTATCGGTTTTGCCCTCAATAGTAACAGTTGCACTACTTGCAGAAGCAGTAACATCTGCACCAATGTTTTTATTAAGGCAATCAGCTAATTTAGTAGCAATCGTTTCAGGAGTATCGGAAACTTTACTATGAACAGTAGCAGTCCATTTGTTTCTTTCATTGAATAACTTACCTTTCTTAACTACAATAACAGTATAATCAAGGAAAGGATCTACATCAGTAATAGTAAATTCAGCACTAAATTTGCCTGATTTGCTATCATCAAACACACCTTTTACATAAGAAAAATGATTCTTATGAAGAGGAAGAACGACATTACCCATATCCTCATCTTTACGAAGAAGAACGAGGTAACCTTCGCCATCAACATCAATTTCTTCACCAGTGGCAGTAAATTTCATTTTATTGTCGCTCTTATCGACATAAGCGAAACCCACATTACCATAGGACGAATTACCAGCAACTGCACCAGAAGGATAAGCAGTGCTACCAAGTAAAAATTGTCGCATATTCTATATTATTTATTAACTTTCTGAGTAGTAGAACCAACAGAATTAAAATACTTTTGAACGGCCAATTCAACAATATCTTTATGCAAATGAATAGGTAAATCACAATTTACAGCGTTTTCAGTTAAGTTATTATTTTCGTCAACTTCAAACTTTACTGTATTTGGAGCTTTAATGTATCTAAGTTTGAAATTAGATATATGTAGATTTTTTCCACAATAAACTTCAAACTTATATTCATCATTCTTTTCATCTACACTAACTACAGTAATTATAGGATACCTACGAGATGCACGATTTAAATAATCATCAAGAGTTTCTTCTACTTTATTAGGTTCAATAAATCTACAATGCCTATATCTCTTATCGTCCTCATAATTTATTACAAAGTCATAAAGATAAAGAATTTTATCTTTAGATTTGAAAGTAACAAATTCGTTACTATCTTCTTCTTTTTGAATAGAAAGATTTTCTTCTTTGTAAAGCGTAGAAAGAGAATTAACAGGAGTTAGCATAGCTTCTTGCGGAAGAATCTTATATCTATTTGCCCTAACTAAAGTTTCTTGAGTATTTACTCTCAACAAACCATTTACCATTTCAATAATCTCAGCATTTATATATCCGTCTATGGAATGAGGAAGTATGCCACGAACTCTCTCTATTCCCATTTGTTGACCGAGAAGTCGAAACAACTCGTGCATCTCTTTAATATCCATATTACATAAGTTTTAATTTGTTGTAAAAAGCAGTTACAGCCGTATTGTTTTCTGGATTCTTAAACCAATTTATAGCTTCTCCAATATTTGCTCCAATGAACTCACCCGTAGAGGAAAGGATGTTTTGATTATTAGGCAACCTCATAAGTTCACCACGAGCAATTAATTTTTCAATAACACCAGCGAGTTTAACATCTTTATTGCTGAAAATCTTGTTAAATTTAGAAGGTTGTTCCGTACTAAATTTATCAAGTCTATCTTGTTTCTCAGTTTCATCAAGAGCCAGAGAAGTAAGAACAGGCATACCAGAAGCAACACAGTAACCAATAAACACAGCTTCAAACAAATCATCATCATTAAGACAAGATAAGTAATTAGCTTTTGCTTTGTTGATTTCAAGACGTTGTCTTTGAGCCTTTTCAGCTTCTTTCTTATTATCTTTAAAATAAAATCTTATATTTTTATCGCTATTGATAAAAGCTATATCTTTAGCAATATCATTATAAAGAAGACAATGACGATACATTAAATAATCCTCGACATTTTTGGGATACCCAACTATATATTTCGTAGATTCGAGTTCATTAAGTTTGCTAATTTTGTCTTTTAAACCCTCACGAAGTCTTGATAAATTTTGTCGAGGAATAGAATCGTATTCTTCATTAATAGCATCTTCCTTAGCTTTTATCTTATAATAATCTCGCTTAGTATCATATCTAAAGGATATATCAAATGTTTTTCCTAATTCAGATACTGGAATTTGAATATTGTTAAAATATTGTTTAACTCTTGTAATAAAGTTTTCATTATTTGAAGCAAGACCAATAATAGCAGGCATATATCTTTCAATCTCGCCTTTAGAGGAAGATAATATACGAGAAGAAGTAATAGAAGAACCAATATAATCAGTTTTCTTTGGCATTACTCTTTCGTTTGCTCTTCTAAAATCTGAATAATTCTTAACTAATGCAATAGTTACACTTCTTGTATCAGTATAAGGCATATCCAATTCTTCATCTTCCTTTACGGGGGAAACCTTAGAATCTACAACTTCTTTCTTTTCTTCATCTTCTTTTTTACTTGCTGTCCCTAATCCGAATTTAGCACCAGCAACAGAACTTCCTTCCATATCTAAATTAATTTTTTAAAGAGCGCATTTTAACATAAACATACGAGTTGCGTTATTAACTTGAAGGCCCATAGAACCTTTAATCTCATAACGGCTCATATCAATTTCCGTAGAAATAAAGTTGGTGTCAGGAACACCCCAACTTGCAGGAACATCCGTAAGACCTTTGAGAACTTTAGCCTTATAAATCTGACCTTTCTGACGAACAATACGAACATTTTGATTTCCTTCATAGTTACTGAAATCAATAAAGCAAGCTTGGTGGCTAAACATAGGATAACCAGTACGAGGATGAATCTCGCCATTTTGCTTTTGCATTTCAGCAACAGTACCTTTGTCAAAGAAAGCACAATGTTTGGCTACAATCGTGTGACCATCAACAGTCTTATATTTACGGAAGTAAGCACCATATTCAAGAGAATTAGGAGCACCTTGAATTTCTTTTTCACCAAGAGGAGTTAAGAAACCATTTTCTTTAGCATCCATCTTCATAGATTCATCGAAATCTTCAAGGAAACCTTTACCACCCATAAGAACAATGTTCATATGACCGTCATCAGTATCACGAGAAAGAACATCACCAACAGTTCTCTTAATCTTGCTTAAAGTAAGATATTCACCATAGGTATCATAATTGCTTTCACGGCAGATTTCAAACATACCAGAAGTACGAGGAATCGGTTTGCCGTTATCTCTATCTTTAAGAGCAATCTCACCATTAGCGTTACGATTGTATTCAGCAAGCCATAAACGCTCCTCATTCATAACCCTCATATGAAGGTTAAACTGACGCATTTCCTCATTAATCCAAAGTCTTGAAGTACCACCCTCAGCATTTTTGAATTCATATTGGCAAACTTGATTAGCAAGATTACCAGCAATTTCTTTGCTATAACGATAGAATTCAAGTTGAGAAGTCATCTTACCAGGCCCCATAGAATTACTACGGTTACCTTTAGAATAAGACTCACTCACAATAGGAGCACCAAGAGCCCAATATTTACCAACTTCAAGAAGATCGTCTGCAATAAAAGCAGTAGGATTAGGAGAGGTAAGTTTAAGCAGATAGCCATAACCATAGGCAGACTCACCTAAATCTTTCTGAATACGGCAAACGGTTTGACCGTCAGGAGCAGTAACAGTATATTGTTCAATAAACCAATGCGTAGCAAAGTGAACTTCAAATTCTTGACCATTAACACCAGTTGCACCAGGAACAACAGCTGCATGAACAAGCATATCAGTAAACTTCATTCTGCCCATAACAGGCCAAGTCCATTGAACAGTATCAATATCAATAGAACCATTTCGACCTTGACCCTCAGTCATAAAGGTAAGAGGGAAACGGTCATCATCCATACCATAGTTGTAGGTAAGAAAAGCATTAATTTCGACAGGTTTAACTAATTGAAGGTATGCAAGAGATTCCTCGTTGCTATAACCTCTATCATCATATCTACCTCTCGAAATTTCTCTCATTTTATACATAAGACAAATTCGATTAATTTTAAAAGATTAATAACCTAACTCAATTTCTTTACCAGATTTAGGAGTTTGAGGTTTTACTTTAACAGTATTTCTATGTTCTCTATTAGCCTTAGCTTTAAACTTAAGCTTAGTAACTTCCTTTTCACTTATAGCCATATCAACAAGATTGGCATAAGTTCCTCCAGTAAACTTTAAAAATGCTCGAAGAATTTCATCATCTCTGCGACTCTCTACGCTATCTTTCATTAAATCTCGTTGATATTGAGTTACACCCTCTTTATCAACTCTGTAAATGTAATTAAAGAAATCATTAGGAGTTACAGCAATACTCTTTCCTTCTCGCTTAATAATAATTGTGTCTGGAATTTTGTATCCAGCAATTTTCTTGCTTTCAATAACAGATTTAACACCTTGCCAATATTGTTCTTGTTCTTCTTGTTGCTGTTGAGCAATTTCTTGAGCTTTTTTAGCAAGAGCTTGTTTTTTCTCTTTTGCAGATTCTTTCAGACCCTCAAGTTCTTCTTCAGCTACACTAAGCAACTTACCGGAAGATTTAAGATAAGCGATGTAATCATCTACATTACCTCTTCTATTTTGTTCCTTCCAAGCAAGTTTGATAATAGACTCTTGTTGAGACTCATCGTTATCATCAATGTCTATATCATAATTAGGTGCTTCAGAATTGAAACCTTCAAGACTTTCTCCATTAGCAATGTAATAATCAAGAACTTCTTTGATTACAGGATATTTATCCCACAAAGTATTAAGAGTTGTTTCAGCAATTTCTTGTTGTTGTGTTTCTACTACAGCATTAACATACTGTTTAATTCCTTCAGGAGTATTTTCAAATTTAACTTCTTTGCCATCTTCATCAACGATTCCGACGCCAAGTGCTTCTTGAATAGAATCAATATTCAACTCCTCATTAGCATCTTCATCAGATTGTTCAAGAGTTTTTAAATAATCTTCTAATTCATCAGCTTTCTTGAAAATTTCTCCTTTTTCGTCAACAAGATTATTATTCTCGTCGACTGTATAAGTTTTGTCACTTATTTCTAATTGAATACCAGGTTTAATTTTAGAAAGAATATCGTCTTCGTTTTTATCATCTTTCTTCTCCCCTTCCTTTTTTTCTTGAGGAGGATTGTTTTGGTCACCTAAATCTTGTTTATCTTCACCACCTTCTCCAAGTGGAGTTTTGTTTTCCTCAGGAGTTTTATTTTGTTGTTCATCTTTTGGTGTAACATCTTGCGGTTCGCCACCAAAACCAAAATCATCTTCAGGCATATTTTTTTCTTTTAAATGATTAAT